CACCTTTCGGTGGCCCCTGTGTTGCGAAGCAACATGGGCTTAGGATTCACATCCCTTAGCTCCGTTAACTGAGGAGTCTTCGATGCCAAACACTTATAATAAGTCTCACCCTGACGGATTCGTCCGAAAGCGTGCATACTCACATACTGTATCCAGTTTTGGTAACACAACAGTTACCAGTATACCGGAGACAAGTGAAGTAAAGACTTATACTGACACGCTAAGCGGGGTTTATAATCCTGCATGGCGCGACCAGGTTCGCATGGTAACATCTGCTACCACATCTGCGAACGGTGTTAGATCGAAGGCGTGGATCACTGCTTACCCGACAGCTACGTGGAGTGCGGTTCACAAGGTGAACCCATTCTTCTACTCTGCCACAGGTAATGCATATGGTGGTCCTCGTTTCGCTAGCGGTCCATCGGATTATTGGCCTTCGCCAAGTTTGCCCGATGCCGCTACCTCAGTTGCTGGTCATAACCAGGCCGTGTCTAGGCTGTACTCCCAACTCAACAACATGGTCTCATCAGTTAAATCTGGTGAGGACTGGGGTGAGTGGAAACAGACTATGCGCGCACTAAAGTCGCCAATGAAGTCGGTGAGAGACCTGTTAACCGGTAATCACTATAAATCTCTTCAAGATTTAAAACGTTACCGGACGCCTGTCAAACTTGCCGACGCCATGGCGGCCACACACCTGGAGTATGCCTTTGGGTGGAAACCCTTGGCAGACACAGTAGCTAAGGCTGTGGTAGGACTGCAGAACCGTGAGGTTTTTGCATTCTATCACCCTTTCTTCGCGAGAAGTAAGGTAGCCTTTGCGCCTAGTACGTCTGAGTTACAGGTCGCTATCGGAGCCTATTTGTCTACGAAGACAGTAGTTACGAGAACGTCCGAATACTCAGAAACGTACCAGGGTGTGTGGGGGGAGGAGTGTAAGCTGCCCGAGAAATCGATCAGCGGTGTTTTGGGGCTTTGGCCCCGAGACTTCCTTCCCACTGTATGGAATCTTATTCCTTACAGCTTTTTAGTGGACTATTTCGTCAACGTTGGCGATATAGTGTCATCCCTCGCAGTGCCTTGGGGTGGGGTCAAATGGTGTAATTATACGATTCGTACGACTAATAAGTCGACGGCGGATATTACGTACATTCTTGATCCCGGCGCCGCTGCACAGAATATACGAGGGGTTGTCAATCAAACGCCTGGGCAAATAAAATGCACTGTAACGACTTTCAACAGATCACCAACTACAACCTTACCTGTACCGGATCTAGAATTTACTAGGCCGGGACAAATTACAGCTAGGCAGTGGGTGAATATGGCCGCACTGACATTGGGCTTTTCGGCTCAATATCTTCTTAAATTGAAAAGTGTGGTGAAAGTCATGCCTTCCCTCCCTCAAGAGTATACAAAAGCTCTTGCGAGACGTGAGAAGAGTTACAGAGATCCTTACCCTTTCCATCGAGGTTCAAAATGAGCATATCGCTCTCCAGTCCCGTTTCGGGCGCTACCATCACGGGGTTTACTGCCCCAACCTACACGGTCGCGAATGATACGCCTCCGAACTCGTGGTCCAAACAGTGGGCTGTTACCGCAATTGGCGGAACGCAAACTGGTGTGGATACGGGATCGGCGGCATCACGACCATGGACCCTTACTGGTTATCGGCCTCAGAGCTTGAAAACTCTGAATGCCGTTGATACCAATGGGGTTGTGCGTGCTGTCGGTTTCAATACCTACGGTGTACTTGTTCGGAAGGGGCTCACGCCTCTTGCCGGTCAAGCTTCGAAGACTGGCCAATTTAGAGGCGAGTTTTCGATTCCCGCAGGTTCTGACGTAGCAGATCAGCCAAACGTGAAGGCGGCAGTGTCGTTCTTCATTGGCTCGCTGAGCCAGCAGAGTAACGGCATTGCCGACATGCTCATGTCTGGCGTCCTCTAACTTCGAGGGAATGATGAATTCCACGAAGAGACGAGGATTCTCGCTACTTGTTGTTGTCGTAGGAGCAATCCTAGCTGGTGCTTCTTGGCGTGAAATTGCGCCAATTATCTACCAGGTGATGACGACAGGAGAGACTGCCCAAGAAGGGTAGTCTCTGAAAATACCGATAACACACATAAGGTACAAGATGGACAAGTGTCTGACTGCTCTTTATGACGGACTTAAATCCGATCTAGCACCATATCTCTATCAACCTCCAGTTGAGGTTCAAGGATATGGCCCACCTTCGTTGGTCAAGCACGCTGCAGCTCGTCACCTGTTAGAGAATGTTACGAAGAAATTCGTGACGTCCTCAATACGGGCCGACATTGCAGCAAGTGAGACCTTCCTCGCATCAAATAAAAAGTGCGATGAGTGGGTTACCCCCAGAACACGAACTGATCTCTCAGAATCAGACATGATTCTCGTGAGCCAGTTCGCTTCGATATTGGAAGATTTCTTCCTCGTCGATATGGGAGAGGATGTAGCACTTTCCTGGGCGAACGTTTGTGAAAACGCGCGCTGTGGACCGGGTGCTGCAATTGGAGCGCATGGTGGTAGCTTTTATGCTAAACACTTCAGCTCCCCTCTGACTGCTACTTCGGAGTCTCTGGTTAACATTTACCAGACTCACACTTGGATGCTACCCGAATTCAGGATTGCGGAGACTATCCGAGAACTTGAATACGGTTCGGCAAAAGTTGTGAGAGGTTCGCGCACTAGTTTCGCCCCAAAAACAGCAGATGTCTCACGTATGATCTGTGTCGAGCCAGGTATCAATATGTACCTCCAACTCGGACTCGGATCATTAATTGAAAAGCGCCTCCTTAGGTTCTTTTCGATTGACCTATCAACCCAGCCATCAATAAACCGATGGTTGGCAAAAATAGGCAGTGAGCGACCTGATGATGAACGATCCTTTGCAACGATCGATTTGTCTTCAGCTTCTGACTCCATTTCGCTCAAGTTGGCAGGAGAATGCATACCCGCTGAATGGCTTAGTGCCATGCTGGAACTGCGTTCACCGACCACAGAGTTGAATGGAAAAGAAGTCGTGCTGAATATGCTGTCTACCATGGGGAACGGTTTTACGTTTCCTGTGCAAACAGCTATATTTAGCAGCATCGTCGCCGCTTGCGTATACCTGGATGATGCAAACCCGCATAAACGGATACCTAAGGCATGCAGCCTTGTGGATCCGAGCGGTCAATACTCGGTCTTCGGTGATGATATCATCGTGGATCGGAAGCATTGTTCAAGGGTACTCCGCCTTCTTAGCCTTTTGGGCTTTACGGCGAACCCGGCGAAAACCTTCCAATCTGGGCTGTTCCGCGAGTCTTGTGGCCATGATTACTACCATGGTTACAATGTTCGGCCAATTTACATTCGTAAGTTGAAAACCGACCAGGACATCGCGGTTTTGATTAACCTCTTCAATGAGTGGTCCGCAAGGACAGGTATCCGTGTTCCAACTTTGATGGCAAGACTCTGGGCTCTTCTCAAGAAGAGGCCTCTGTTCGTGCCATTCGATGAAAACATGGATGCTGGGATTCGCATCCCACTATCTCTCTTGGAGCCGCTCCTTCAACAGGGCGGTACGAAGCATATCGGGATGGACGCTAACCTATCTATCGTTTATAAGCGATGGGTAGGACGTCCGCCTCGAATACGTTTCGGGGAGGGGACTGTTCATGTCCCAAAGAGGCAACGTCGTTTAATATACAACCCACCCGGGTTGTTAATAGCGTATCTCAGGGGTGAGATACGGGGTGGGGTGATTAGTATTCGTACTAACTCGCCTTTACCATATGACGCGAAACGCGCCGTGAGTCCTTGGTGGGACTACCAGCGCATATCCCACGAGGAGCAAGTTTTCGGGCTTGCACTCGACAAGGTGCAGTGGAACACTGCAGTCACTGATAATATCGGGTGCCTTATAAAGCACTCATCTCATAATCTTGGAGATTTGAAATGAATACCAAAACAGGCACCATCCCGTACGTACTGGTCAGTGGTGAGATGCATTATCTCACCGGACCAGCAATTCCGGCTACTCTTTCCGAGGTCGTAAGACACTTGGAGACGGTAATCGGTATACGTGAGTGTGAGTACGATGACCCGAGGCGTATAATGGATATTGTCGTTCAGACATCTGACGGTGATAGACATTATACTTCGGTTCGACGTGCAACATTTCGCCGCGACGACTGGGGTGACGGTAAGTCATTCTTGGTTGACGTGGTGGCGAGTTACTTAGAAGCCTTCAAATTAACTGTAGTACAGGGGCGTAAGCACCGGTACTACTTGGGATCTGAGGAAGTTCTCTTCCGTATGATCCCATTAATTCGAGGGAAGTAACCTTCTAAGTTGATAGACAAGTGATTCATGATGA